CAAGCCAAAAAGATAAAACGATTACAAGCAGGTTCAATTAATAAAAAAATAAATAGCTTACTTGAACAAGGTATTGATGCAGATGGCAATCCATTAACAGAGGAAACAAATAATATTTTATTTAGAGCACAGCAAGCAGCCAATCAACAAGATGCAAACGCAGGTGGAGATACCTCTACAGGAATACCTATAACAGATCAACCTTTCTATCAAACAGAAACTGGTGATATAGATATAGATAAACTATTACCACCAAGTGTTACTGATGATGACGATGATGAAGAAGATGATACACCAGAAGGTCCATCTTTTGATGATTCAGCATTAGGAAAATAAAACTAAATCCATATAACAATAAGGCTACCCAGCTACGGCTGGCCCCAACATAAGGAGTAATAACATGCCAGAACTAACAGAAGTGGAAACACCAAAAAATGCAGGATTTGTACAAAACAAATCAACCCTCACAGCAAATCGAAAACGCATAGAACAGGATGAAGCAGAACTCAAAGCCCTCATGGAGGAGAGAGAAGCCAATCCTAAACAAGAAGAAAGTACCGAAGCGAAAAAGGCCGATACAGAAACTGAAGAAGAAACGCTATCTGCTGAAGAAAGAACGTATAAAAAACGGTACAGTGACTTACGCAAGCATTTAAACAAACAGTCTGAGGAAATAAAAGAACTAAAAGCTCAGATGGAAAATGCATCTAAAGGGGAGCTACGTCCACCTAGTTCAGATGAAAGTATAGAGGCATGGTCTAAAAAATATCCAGAGATAGCAAGCATTGTTGAAACTATTGCTACTAAAAAAGCAGAGGAAAAGTTTGAGAAAGCAGACAAAAGACTGCAAGAAATAGATAAACTTAATGCAGAAACCCAACGCACTAAATCAGAAAATGCAATAAGAAAAATGCATCCCGACTTCGATGAGTTACGTGAGAGCGATGACTTTCACAACTGGGCAGCAGAACAACCTAAATGGGTACAGGACGCTTTATACGAAAATCAAGATGATCCTAGATCAGTTGTACGTGTTATTGATCTATTTAAGGTTGACAACGGTATGGACATCAAGGCTAAAAAGAAAACAACTAAAGATGCAGCATCAAAAGTTAGCACAAAAAGAACAACTAAAATTGATGGCGAAGGTGTATCAGGACAGATTTTAGAGTCACAGGTACAGAAAATGTCTGCCAAAGAATATGAAGCACGATCAGAAGATATTATGGAAGCTATACGATCAGGTAAGTTTGTATATGATATTTCTGGTGGTGCACGATAAAAAACTATTGACATAGTAGATTAAGTATATATAACTATGTTTATGAAGTAAAAGCATAAAGCCCTATTATTAGCTACCTTTGTGCTTTTCTTAACTAAGCCCAACTACTAAGTAAGACCTACCTAGTTAAGTATAGGCCCGATGCCGTACACAAAGGCCAAAGTGTACGGTACTCGCACCCTAGAACTACTAGCCTCTTTCAAAGTGTTAGCTTACTAACTTAAGCCAAACATCTAATGGAGGATTTTTATCATGGCTTTTTCATCAGCGTCAGGTTACGGCAATTTACCTAACGGTAATTTTAGTCCAGTAATCTACTCCAAACAGGTACAGCTTGCTTTTCGCAAGAGTACTGTTGTAGGAGAAATAACTAACTCCGATTATTTCGGAGAGATAAGCGCACAAGGGGATACGGTTCAGATTATCAAAGAGCCAGAAATCTCAGTGCAAGCTTACACACGTGGCACAACTGTCACGGCACAAGACTTAGACGATGAAGACTTTCAGTTGACCATTGACAAAGCTAACTACTTTGCTTTCAAAATGGACGATATTGAAGAAGCGCATAGTCACGTAAACTTTATGCAACTTGCAACAGATCGTGCAGCGTATCGTCTAAAAGATCAGTATGATCAAGACGTACTTGGATACCTTTGTGGTTTCAAACAGTCGGCACTACATGGATCACCAGATACAGCTAACACAACCGTAAACGGTTCTAAGTCTGTTATCACTGCTGGTTCAGATGAACTTCTTTCTTCAATGAAGTTAAAGAAGGGTGACTTCGGTAACATCACAACGTCATCTGCAGGGGATCACTCTATCCCACTAACTGCACGTATGCCAGGTGCAACTTCACTACCAACAGCAACAGCTTCACCAGCAATGGTTGTAGCTCGTATGGCTCGTTTGCTAGATCAACAACAAGTTGATACAGATGGCAGATGGCTGGTTGTTGACCCAGTGTTCATGGAACTATTGCGCGATGAAGATTCACGCTTAATGAACGCTGACTTCGGTGAGTCTGGTGGTCTTCGCAACGGTCTTGTTGTAAACAACTTTCACGGCTTCCGTATGTACGTGTCCTCAAACCTACCTGCAGTAGGAACAGGGCCAGGCACATCTGGATCAGCAAACCAAAATGCTAACTTTGGTGTGATTGTTGGTGGACATGACTCAGCAGTAGCAACTGCAGAGCAGATCAACAAAACAGAATCATATCGTGACCCTGACAGCTTTGCTGACATTGTTCGTGGTATGCACCTATATGGTAGAAAAATCCTTCGTCCAGAAGGTATCGTAACAGCTAAGTATAACGCAGCGTAAGAAGGGAGATTGAACAATGGCTACTATTTCAATGAGCACGAACTCAGCCTCTACTTCCAACAATGGCGGTACTGGCAATAAGCAGCTTCGTGGCAGCTTAGTTACTCTGCAGAACGATATCGATCTTGCAGATGCTATATTACAAAACGGTGGTACTGCACTAGCAGCCAATGATATCATTGAGGCTATTGCTGTTCCTGCAAACACTTTGATCCTACATGCAGGTTTCAAAGTTCAAACTGCAATGGAAGGTACTACTACAGATTCTGCGATCCACGTTGGTATCACAGGAACAGACGTAGACATTTTTGCTGCGTCATTTGACCTAGACGGTGCATCAGCAGGGGATCACACTCCTGCGATTACATCTTCAGGTGTATGTTCTAACTTACCAGTGTTTACTGCATCAGCAGACACTATTGACGTAGAGATTCATGCGTCAAGTGGAACTATTACTGGCGGTATTATCCGTGTCTACGCTGTGTGCGTAATCATGGATGATGTCTCAGGATCAAGTTCTGCTAATGAAGTAGACCGTGATCTACTAGCATAATACTTTGGGGGCTGGGCAACTGGCCCCCTTATCACATATTAGGAATCACTTATGGCAGAGACATTTCTTACACTGACAAACAAAACACTGGTTAGGATGAATGAGGTAGAACTTACAGCTTCTAACTTTGCAAGTCCAAGAGGCGTACAAACACAGTGTCAAAATGCTGTCAATGAATCTATAAGATATATTAATCAGAGAGAGTTTGCTTATCCTTTTAACCACGCATCAAACTCCTCTACACTTACTCCAGGTGTTGCTAAGTATACTGTTCCAACGAGCACAAAGTATATAGACTACAACACAGCTAGGATAAAAAAAGATGAAGATTTAAGTTCAGCAGGTAATAGCCTGACTAAACTAAATTACAACGAATACATATCAAGAGATTATGCTGTACAAGAAGATGACATTGCTTCTACAACTGTCAATGCATCGTCTGGATTATCAGCATCCGTAACAACAATAACCGTTGCAGATACATCTGACTTTGATGCAACAGGCACTTTGTTTATAGGTGGCGAACAAATAACTTACACTGGTATAACAGGTAACGATTTCACAGGATGCACTAGAGGTGCAAATGATACAACAGCAGCAGCAATTGCAAACAGCACAACAGTAACTCAGTTTACGAAGGGTGGCATACCCAGATTTATAGTGCGTACTCCTGACAACAATTATATACTATACCCTTTTCCAGATAAACAATATACATTAATATTTGATTACTTCACGTTTCCCTCAGACTTATCTGCAGCAACAGATACAACGACAATACCTGACAGGTTTGCAACTGTCATAATAGATGGTGCAGTAGCCTACGTATATCAGTATCGTGGAGAGATACAACAGTATCAAGTAAACTTTGAGAGATTTCAACAAGGCATAAAGAATATGCAAACACTTGTAATAAACAAATACGACTACGTAAGATCTACATTAATGGGCGGTGCTACAACAACGTATAATCCTGTACTAAGAGTATCATAAAATGCCAGATACATCAACACTACAACCAGCAGCTTATAACTGTGAGGGTGGGCTAGTTTTAAACAGGTCCACCTTTCTTATGCAACCAGGTGAAGCTTTAGTTCTAGAAAACTTTGAGCCTGACGTTGAAGGTGGTTATAGACGCATTAATGGTTTTCGTAAATACGTTAACCAGATAGTGCCACAAACATCTAGCTCTACAGAAAAAGTTTTGATGTCAGCTAGATTTGCTGACAGGGTGGTTGCAGCTAGGGGTGAAAAGATATTTACTGCAGGTTCAACAGAGCTGTCGCAAAAAATAGTATCAACAACTTCTATGACAGGATCTGGTACGTTAAACGTAGACTCTACTGCAGGTTTTGGATCTAGTGGCACACTAGTAATAAACAGTGAAGAGTTTACTTACACAGGTATAACTAGCACAACCTTTACAGGTGTCACGAGATCAACGTCTAGTACAACTGCAGCAAATCACGCTATAGACGATGCAGTGTCAGAAAACTGGACAGAAAGAGATTCAGGTAGAACCAACGCAGACAAGTATGACTTTGAAAGATTTAACTTTGATGGCAATGATAAGTTTATATGTGTAGATAGAACTAACGCACCTGTGGTGTTTAATTCATCTATGACAGCTACAGATGTAAGCGAAAGCACGGTGGCTGGTTCAAAGTTTGTAGCTGCGTTTAGAAACCACATGTTTTACGCAGGTAAATCTACGACACCATCAACTATAGTATTTAGCGAACCTTTTGACGAAGATGGTTTTAACTCAGGAGATGGTGCTGGTAGTATTAATGTAGATGATACTATCGTAGGACTAAAAGTTTTTCGTGACAATCTGTTTATATTTTGCGAAAACAGGATATTTAAACTGACAGGTTCTGCTTTAGCAAACTTCGCTGTAGAGCCTGTGACTAGAAACATAGGTTGTGTAAACGGAAATACTATCCAAGAATTTGCAGGTGATTTAATCTTTCTTGGTCCTGATGGTTTACGCACAGTTGCTGGTACAGCTAGGATTGGTGACGTTGAGTTAGGTACAATATCTAAAAACGTTCAGTCTTTATTTGATGAGAACATAACAGATTCTAGCCTTTTTGAAAGTGTTGTCATACCTGATAAAACACAGTACAGAATATTTTTTACTAAAGATACTATATCACAAAAAAGAACTAAGGGTGTTATATGTGTTATGAAAGGCGATGGCTTTGAGTTTGCTGAGTCACTAGGTATTAAACCATCATGCACAGACACTCTTGTAGAAGCAGGTGATGTTGTAGTTATACACGGCACGTTTGACGGTTTTGTTCAACGTCAAGAAAAAGGTAACAACTTTGATGGTACAGCCATACTAGGAAGGTACAGAAGTCCAGACTTAAACTTCGGAGATGTAGGTGTAAGAAAGACTATGCACAGAGTCATACTTAACTACAAGCCAGAGGCTAACATCAGCGCAGATTTACTTTTAAGATACGACAACGACAGCGTAGGTGCATCAAGACCTGCAGCTTATAGTTTAACCACCTCCACAGTAGGAGCGCAGTATGGTACATCTGTTTACAGTACCTCCTCTTCTACTACACAGTTTGTTTATGGAGGAGGATCACAGCCTCTAGTAAGACAGCCTGTTGAAGGTTCTGGTTTTACTGTTGCATTAAAAATAGATGATAGTGGTGAATCTCCACCATATTCACTAAAAGGATTTCAATTAGAATATCAAGTAGGAGCTAGACGCTAATGGGTGCTACATACACAAGACAGTCCACGTATACAGAGGGTGACATAATTCAAGCATCAGACACTAATGATGAGTTTGATCAGCTTCTTGCCGCCTTTGCTGCTAGTACAGGACACACACACGATGGTACAACTGGAGAAGGTGGACCTATAACTACGCTTGCAGGTCACAGTATTACTATAGGTTTAGGCACAGCAGGAACAGATATTACCCTAACGTTTGATGGTGAAACAAGTGACGGTGTATTAAAATGGATGGAAGACGAAGACTAC